AGGGCAAGTCTGGCTAACATGCGACATAAAAGGAACATATAAAGGATTATAAATGAAAAATGGAGCTGACCAATAGTATAAATATATCAGTAAAATATATTTCAACATAAGGGAATGAATGAAGACATTTATCAATTTTTCTGAAAATAAATCTTTTCTGGATGATCTACTAGAATATAGCATATATGATTCAAAATATGGTGTAGGTGAAAAAGTAGTCGTTAAAATAGATAAAATTAATACCGTATCTGAATTTTTAGGTGTTAAAATAGATGCATCCACCATTTTAACAAAAGTGAGCCCTAGTTCTACTGCCAAAGAAGTACAAGTAGGATCGGGTGGGGATCAAGAAGTATATTTAGAAGTTGGTGGTAAAACATTTGTTTTAAAAGGATCAGCTGCTACAATCAAAAACTATTTTAATGGTTACAAAGACGGTACGGGAATCACATGGAAAGCAGATTCAATAGAAACTGCTCAATGTTTGGGACTTTATTATGATGCAAATGCTGCATTAGCAAAAATAGGTAAAGCAGGTGGTACACCATCTAGTAGTGTTACATCTTCAATTAAGTCAGAAATAAAGTCAGCCCTCGGAGGTGGTCAAGATTGGGATAGTGGTGGAGTAGCAAAAATTACATCCAAACTTGATGATATTAGTTTAGGTGATATGAATTTACTTTTGGGATTAGCCGCAGGAATGCAACTATTCTGGGAAAAGGTAGGCAAATCTTCACTTGGAACGGCTTATATAACTCATGGTAAAATTAAAAGTTATTATTCTGCAGAAGAAAATAATCCAACTATTGAAGTTAGAGGATCAAAGGCTAATGCAGCAGATGTTATTATATCTAATGTACCTTCTGATAAACTACTTTTAGCAATGAAAAAGGGAAAAGTTGAATATGATAACAAATCAACTTGTACTATCGTAGATACAAACATTAAATTTCTCCAAATTTCATTGAAGAAAGCAAAAGGTGCGGCACAGCTTGGTAAGATTACTGCAATGTTACAAAAAAAGTATAATCTACCCAAATATGAAGTAATGTTGAAGACCTTATTAGATGAAGGATATCTAGATGAAGGATTCGGAGATTTTTTTTCTGGTGTTTGGAAAAAAATAAAAGGGTTTGTAGGTAAACTTAAAAGTTGGGTAAAGGGATTAACTAAAAAGTTTTCACAGACGTTTGATAAAAAAGTTAAAGGTGATTTAAATGATCTACAAAGACAATTTGATAAAATGTCAGGACCGAAGATTAATCTAAAGGAAGCCTTTAAATTCGATGAACAAGGATTTATTTGTGAAGGATTAAATTCAGAACTGAAAAAATTAGATGTCCCAAAATTAAATATAGTCAGAAAAGGAATCGAAAAACGGTTAAGTGATTTTTCATCAGCCGCTAGTTCACCAACATTTTCTTACAAAAAAACAGGGAGATTACATAGTAAGAATATGAAGGATGTAGGGGATATATATAAACTGTTTTCAAATTATACCGGTGTTTATGTTTTCAATGAGGTTATTTCTGCTAATTTAGGAGATATGAACAAATTAAAAAAAGAAATGATTGCAATGCAAAAAGAGATGTTATTTGGTAAGACCACTCTTCCAGTATGGAAAGTATACGGAATTGGTGGAGGGGGTGATCCTTGGGAAAATCTACAAGGAGCAAAAGAATTTGAAGAAGGGAAAGAATCGTCTTTTGCAGGTTTAGTTGGTGCTGTGTGTGGATTCCATGCCAATAGTACTGATGGAGGAAATTATTATGCACTTGAAAGTTCTTTTTTATATAACGTAGATCCAGAAGGAGTACCAACATATACTTTAAATCGTATGGGAACTAATCAAGGAGGCTCAAATTTTTCTTTTGTTTTTGAGGGAGCAACTACTATTGATGCTAAAAGGTTTGTGGACAAATATGGAAAGGCAAGTAAATAGTGTTCGCATTCTCATCATTCTTAACTGAAGCAAAGAACCTTCACATGGAACACCTTGAAGATGAGGTGTTAAATGGTGGAGTAAAAGGTACAAGAGGAGCAATAAGTTTCCTTCAAGGTTTAAGAGATATGTTAGCTGGACACTCTAATGCTTCCGTCAATGTAACCGTAAAATGGGATGGAGCACCAGCAGTGTTCGCTGGTATTAATCCGGAAAATGATAAATTTTTCGTAGGAACAAAAGGAGTATTTGCTAAGTCAGGTGGCAAATTAAACTATACTGAGGCTGATATCAATAAAAATCACCCTGGATCAGGAGCATCAAGCCTCAATAATAAATTGACGGTGGCTCTCAGAGAATTACCAAAAGTGAACATAAAAGGAATTTTACAAGGTGACTTTATGTTCGTAAAAGAAATGATAAAAAAAGAAACGATTAGTGGGGAAGATTATATTACATTTCAACCAAATACAATTGTTTATGCTATACCCGCTAAATCTAAATTAGCACGCAAAGTCTTATCTTCTACTATGGGAATCGTGTGGCATACTACGTATAATGGTTCTTCAATGGAAAGTATGTCTGCTTCTTTTGGAGTTAGTTCAGGAGCATTTAAAAAAAGTAATACGATATGGCAAGCAGATGCATCTTTTAAAGATCATACTGGGAGTGCCACTATGACAGCGACAGAGACTGGAGAGGTTACTAAAATATTAAGTAGCGCAGGAACTCTATTCCGTCAGTTAAATTCTAGTGTGTTAGAGATGATTTCAAATGATCCACAAACAGCAAGGTTGATTCAGACTTATACTAATAAGTTGGTAAGAGAAGGACAACAAATTAAAAATGTGAAAAAACATACGGCTGGATTAATTGCATTTATATATGACAAACTAAAAGCTGATATTGATAAAGTAAAACAAGCTAAGACTAAGGCGAGTAAGAAACTTATACTAGATCGATATGTAGGGTTTCTTAGGAAAAATTCTTCTGAAATTGTCAAGATATTTGCAATGCAGAACTTACTTATTGAAGCAAAACTATTAATTATTCGTAAGTTAGAAAAGATTAGAGGAATAACGACTTTGATGAAAACTTCTACAGGATATAAAGTAACAGCCCCAGAAGGATTTGTTGCTATAGATAAACTTACAGGTGGAGCGGTCAAATTAGTTGATCGCCTCGAATTTTCAATGCAGAACTTTAACGCTGCCAAAAACTGGGATAAATAAATGAAAACTTTTATAGAACAAATTCAATGGGTAGATAGTCTTGTTGAAGAAGAGGTAATAGTTGAGGCTGACAAGGAAGCTCTTAAACGTGCATTAGCAATATCAAAATGGAAGAAAGCTGGTGGAAAAGTAGATAAACAACCAGAGAATATGGAGAAGTGGTGGGGTCAATTGTCACCTTCAGATAGAAAACGAGCAGCAACCATTGCTCAATATAAAAAAGAAAAAAAGATGAAGAAAGAAGAAGTTGAAGTTGTCAACGAATTGACAGCGGCTGAGAAAAAACTTATCAATATGATGTATGACAAAAAAGGTAATCTCACACCTTTAGGTAAAAAAGTTATGGATCATGACAAGAAAAAAGAAAAAAAGATGAAGAAAGAAGAAGTACTAGAAGATGGTACAGACCGGATTGTGCAAAAATATAAAGAAGTTACGCCAGGCGAACTTGGTGAAGAAGTTGATGACTTGTTCACAAAAATGATTGAATCAACAGACGCTTATACTGAATCTATTAAAAAATATTCTGAACAGTTAGTAGATAAAGCAAAAAGTTTAATTGATGAAGCTAAAGGGACTGCATATCCAGCAACAGTAGAAACTCTCCGAAAAATAGTTAAAGATAAACAATATCAAACAGTTATGTTCAAATCAGGTCAAGCAAAGGTTGACCTTTTTACCGCCTCTGCAATGATTCAAGTATATGATGCTCTAAAACCGAAAACAAAAACAAAGTTTGAAACAATGATTAAAGATAAAGCAGGGTTTATGAAATCTCAAGCATTTGCAATGAAAATGATGGGTAAATGAAATACTATTAACAATTGATGAAAGGATAATATGTCTTGGTTAAAAAATATGATTAAGTCCATTTTTAATATGGATACAGTTCAAAATTTTGGTGAACACACCAATAACAGTATAGAAGTTAAGCCTGTAGTGGAAGCTCCTATTACTAAAAAAGTAAAGTCTTTACAGTCTATGAATAAAAAACAACTTGAAGAACATGGTAGAAGTCTTGGACTTGAATTAGATCGAAGAAAAAGTAAGGCAAAACTGATTGTGCAAATAGAAGCCGCTCAATGATAAACTCGTTTAAAACATATCTAACCGAAGCTAGAGGAACGAGTCTATCTGGTTTGTTATTTCTTCCAAGAATTGGTTACTATGATCAACTGATGATTCCTATATCTTCATCAATGTTCAAAAGGATATGGCCAGACACACTCAGAGCAACGGTATTTCATACAACGGATGGAAAGGGTATTAAATCAATATCAAGAATGGAAGGAAAGAAAAAACAAATATCTGCTTTTTTTGAAATGCAATCTCGTTATATGGATATCGGTGTTGCAACTCAGGGTGGTGTTCATTCAGTATTAGAGATGGATGCTGATGTTCTATTGTCTGCTTCGGGTGATGTGATGAGTCATTTAGACCAAAAAGGTAGAAGGTGGACATCTATAAGTGACCTTAAAGAAACTTCTAGGTTTGTGAAGTTTGGTGCAGTAGAGAAAGACCTTCAGAAAATGTTTGACCCTCTGGTTAAGAAATATCTCAAAAAGGGTGAGTTTCAAGAGAACGCAACAGTATGGGAACTTTGGAGAATGGCGGAG